TGGTGCTTGTAGTAATAATGTAACATTAGGTAACACAAGCATTGTAAAAACAATATTGAGAGGTACTATAAATGCAGCAAATACACCATCATCTCCAGCTGGTTTAGTTGCTGGTGACATTTGGAATAATTTGTGAGTTTTAACAATAGTATAAAAACATAATATGAAACAAATTGAACCACAAAGTATTTGGTTAAATGGAATTGAACAAACAGCACAATATTTGCAAGTAACTTGCACATATGATAATAATAAATCTACAGCAACTGAATTTTATCAATTATTTTCAATGTTTGTTGATGGTGATGGTGTAGAAACACCAGCTGAACAAGTTGCACAAGGATCAATTTCAATATCAGGTCAAAATTATATTGATTGGGGTAACGAGCCAGCAATGTCGGTTAATGCTTGGATATATCAATTTGTAGCTGATCAAATTAATGTAGTTATTATATAGTCACTTTTTTTTCACCTTTAATATATAAACAACATGCAACAATTAACCGAAAAGCAGGCGCTAGAAATCATTAAGGCAACATTAGACAAAGCAACAAAAGAAGGCATTTTTAGCAGCTTAAATGATGTTTACACAGTGGTAGCAGCATTTGATGTAATAGCCAAAAAAGTAATTGATGAAAGCAGTACAAATGAATTTTAAAAATAGTTTTTTTGGATCATTTGCAACTGTACTAATATCAATTGTTGGACTAAATGAAATTGATTTAATTAGTAAAATTGTATTTTTGGGGGCTAGTACAGTTACCTGTGCAATGACTTTCATTTATACTTACAAAAAAATAAAAAACTTAAAGAAATGAGAAGATTTTTAAACAACATTAAGACTACTATTTTTGGGGCTGTAGCTGGCTTGCCATTGTTAATAGATGGAATTGCCAATAAAGATTTTGCCAAGATATTTGGGGGTATTGGTGCTTTATTAACTGGTTTATTTGCCAAAGATGCCGACAGCCAATTTTAAAAAATATGCCATTATTGGCGCAATTGTAATTTTACTTTTTATGTCAACAACATCAAAAGCAGCTTCTTTAATAGCAATATTTGAAGGTAAAAAACTTAAAGCTTACAGGGATCAAGCTGGTATTTGGACAATTGGGTTTGGTTCTACATATAACATAGATGAAAAAAGACCAGTTAAAGAAGGTGATACAATTGATGATGCTACAGCTATCAGGTGGTTAAAAACTATTACTGTTGATCTTCAGGACAAAATAAAGAAAATTGTTACTGTACCTGTTAACCAAAATCAATTAGACAGTCTGACCAGTCTGGCATACAATATAGGATTTACAGCTTTTTCTGAATCAACTTTGCTTAAATATTTAAATGCTGGTAGACCTAAAATACAAGTTGCTGACCAGTTTTTAAGATGGGTTAATGTAAAAAAAGTAGTTAATCAAGGTTTAATTAACCGAAGGTCAAAAGAACGTGAATTGTTCCTAAAATAGTGGTTTATGGTTAAGGTTATATTTGAAGAACTAAGGGGATTGTATCTACAATTCCCTTTTTTTTGTGCATTTTTTATAAAATAAATATGCACAATTTTGATTTTTTTATTAAATATCTAGTTAATATTGTCTTGACAAACGTATTTTAAACTTTAAATTAATCAAAAATGAAAAAATCTACAATTCAGATTATCGTTTTCGTTATTCTATGCCTGATCCTATGCACCAGCGACAGTTGGTTTAATTTTTAATCTAATGATCAGGGCAATTGGATGGCTTTTAGCCATTATTTTCTACATTTTTATTTCAGTTCCTGTAGGCATAACTGTATATGTTATTGCTTATTTTCTTTTCACAATTAAATACATACTTTATTATGTTAGACGAAAATTATGAAGATTTTAGTGCTATCTACAAATCTATTTTATGGCACGAAGCCGAAATTTCAAAGCTGCAAAAAATTGTCACTGGTGACTTGGATAATATCCAAATTCATTTTTTTAACAATAAGGTTTTTACTAGCTTGTATCAACGTGATACTTTTTTGTCATTTGATGCAATGGTAAAAATGCTGGCAGCTTCTACAATCGAAGGTTATAAAGAACAAATTGAAAAACTAAAAAACAGTTTATGAAAAAAAGTATAATAATTCATATAATAGGTACAATATTATATTTAACAGCTTTTTTATATATATCTAATGGAATAGATTTAGATCCTATAGATAAAATTGCAAATGTTGCTTTTTTAACATTATTAAATTTAGGTATTGCTGGTTATTGTTCTGCTTGGGATATTAACAATAAAAAAAATTTATGAAAAAAGATTTTTATTACAAAGCACGTAAAAGTAAAAGAAGATTAGCAAGGAATAACAATAAACCTAAACTTTTTAAATACACAACTAAATTTTATTAATATGTCAGGAATTAACAAATTTATTGAATGGCTTGATCAAGATGAAAACAAAAATTTATCTTTTGAATTTATAAAACTGCAAGCCAAAATATTTTCATTGGAAGAAAAATTTAGCTTAAAACAATTTGAAACAGTTACAAACATTTTAAACCAAAAAATCAATAAAGATGAATCAACAAAACAAGGATATACCAGCATATCCAATTAAATTTCAGGATCAATTTGGACAGTTAATTGTATTAGGTGGAATGTCTAAATTAGAATTAACAGCTTTAGAATTATTAAAAGCAACTTATCAGGGTAAAAATTTTAAAGATTTTTCTAATGAAGATGAAAAATTTGCTGTTAAATGTGCTTTTGAAATGGCAGAAATTTTTTGTAATTACATAGAAAACAAAGCAGAAAAAGCAACTAAAATTATTAGCTAAATTTCTTTAAATGACAAACGAAGAAATTAATCAAATAATTGAAAATAGAAAGTTTAAACGAAATCATAAGCCAGCAACTGAAAAAGTAATTTTTTCGATTGCTGGCAAAACTATTGGATGTAGTCAAAGCTTTGTGTGTTTTTCAGGCAGCCCAAAGCAAGGGAAAAGCCTTTTTGTTACTTCAGCCATTGCTAGCGCATTTACAACTTGGGATATTTTTGGAATGAAAATTAATTTTCAAGATGATCGTAAAAGATTATGCTATGTTGATACTGAATCTTCAGATTTTGATTTTTATAGAACATTAGAACGAATAAGAAAACAAACCTTATTAGATCAATTGCCACATAATTTTGATGCTTTAGCTGTTAGGGAAGATACACCAGGTGACATACAAAAAGTATTGGAATATTACTTAGAAATGAACAAAGACTGTTCAATTTTGGTATTGGATGGAATATTAGATTTAATTCAAGATTTTAATAATGTTTCAGAAAGTTTTATGTTGGTTCAATGGCTAAAAAAAATCACAAAAAAATATGATTTATTAATTATTTGTGTTTTGCATTTAGGCAAAAAAGATGGTTCAACTATTGGTCATATAGGTTCTTTTTTAGATCGCAAATCGCAGTCAGTTTTAAAGGTAGAAAAAAATAAAGATAAAAAGACAATAGAACTAACAAGCACATTTGTAAGATCATCTGAAGATTTTAACTAAATATCAATTCAATTTCAAAATAATGATTGGTGTCAATTTGATGCTGATCCTGTAGACAAATCAAATAATATTTATGGTATTGATAAGACAATTTTGTTAAGAAAAGTTTTATTAGAACCCAAAAATTATAATGTACTGGCAGCTGACTTGTGCGAAACAACTGGCAAGGGCTTGACTTCTATTAAAAAACTTTTAAAAGATTGGATAAATGATGGCACAATAGAAAAACATAATGATCAATACAGGACAAAAAAATAGGGGTAATTAAACCCCCATCCGACAAACGAAATCTGAACTTAATCAAAAATCACTTTCTTTTCTAACGCAAAAATAAGCAAAACAATGTCAAAAACAATTTACACAGGAATTATTTTTTTTCAGGATACACAAACCCCTAGAAAATATCGTAATATTTCAAACCTTGAAAAGCTTGCCAAATTTGGCAAAAAAATTGGTGGATGGTATGTGAACCTATATGACAAGGAATCAGGCAAATTTGACCACCGTATGTACTTCTGATAGCATTTTAGCAATGGGGTAACACTCAAAAATAACACAAGGGGCATTTAGCCCCTTTTTTTTTGTCCTGAATTATCAAAGGTGGAAAAGAAAGTAATTTGCGAAGGTCAACACTTGATTTTAGGTCATCAATTTGGAAAATTACACAGGTCAGGTCACCCCCCCCCCTTAAAGGGGGGGGGGTGACCTGACCTGTATGTCATTTTTTCAAAAAAAATATTTTGTTTTAATACGAAAAATTTTTAATAATTTTACACAAATGTCAAAAATTTGAAAAATAATTTAATTTTTGGGGCTTTAGGGCTGGCAACTGTAGCATATTTTGTATATGCAAAAAAACAATTTGGTGAAAAAACAAAATTGATTTTTGATAAGATAAAAATAGTTGGATCAGGTATTAGCAAAAAAATTGAACTTAATTTTAAGGTTCAAAACCCCACAAACCAGTCAGGCACTATATCAGCTTTGCAAGGTGAAGTATATTTTGCTGGCAAACAAGTTGCTGATTTTTCAAACTTTTCTCAACAAAAAATTGCACCAAAATCACAAAGTATTTTAAAAGTTATAGCTGCCCCAAATATTGGGTTAATATCATTGTTAACTACAAAGGGCTGGTTAAAAAAAGGGGCTGTTTATGAAATTAAAGGAACAGCCAATTTTGATGGAATTATTGCCCCATTTAATTATAAAGCTTCTATATAGTGAACAAAAATTATTTACTTGGAAAATTAAGTCCATTTACAAATCAGCGCAAGCTGGTAGTAAATGAACAGCAAGTAAATGATATAATTAGCGCAATGCTATCAGCACATAAACAATATGCAAATGAGTATGATAAAATTTCTGAAAATTTTTATTCAGCTAATGCACTACAAACTGCAAAAAAGATTTTTAAGTTTCTTAAAGAAAATATAAGATATACAGTTGATAGCGAAGCCAGTCAAAAAATAATGTCACCTAGTGCAATTATTTCAGTAGGAAAAAATGACTGCAAAAATTATGCTTTATTTACTGTTGGAATTTTAGACAGTTTAAAGCGCAAAGGTTATTTTAAAAATAAAGTTTTTTATCGTTTTGCCAGTTATAGATTATTGGATCAAATACCCCATCATACATTTGCTGTATTAATTGATGATAATGGTAATGAAATTTTTATTGATCCTGTATTACAAAATTTTGATAAAAAGAAAAGTTATTTTTATAAAATTGATAAAGATCCAAAAATGAGCATATACAGTATTAGTGGTATTTTTTCAAAAAAACCAAAGCCAGTTGCAACTACAAAAATTGATAAAACAGGAATTACCAAAGCACCAGCTAAAAAAATTGTTTTAAAAATTAGTTTAGCACCAGCTAGGGGTGCATTTTTATTGTTAGTTGGTTTAAATTTTATTGGGCTTGCAACTAAACTAAAAAAAGCTTTTGTTGATAACAAGCAAAAAACTAATGACTGGTGGAATAATTTAGGGGGTAATACCAATGAATTGTTAAGAAAAGTTGAACAGGGTGCTACAAAAAATAGGTTATTGGGTGATGATGTATTTTTTCCATCCGAAGGACAAATTGGTGTAGTTGAAGCAGCTACAGCTGTTACTGTTACAGCTGCCAGCCCCATCTTATTAAAAGTTGCGCAATTTTTAACAAGTATTGGAATAGATGCCAAAGAAGTTGGGGAATCAGCAAAACAAATTTTAGCTAAACAAATTCAAAATATTGCTGACAAGCAAGCTGATGATCAGCAAGCAAAAAATCAAAGTTTTAACCAGCAAGTTGAAAAAATTGTTGATCAAAGTGAAATAGAAAAAAAATCTAATTTATTGCCTTATTTAATTGGTGGTGGTTTGTTAATATTTTTTATAGCCAAAAAATAATTACTTTCTTTTCCACCTTTAATATTAAAAAAATGACTACAGGACAAAAAAAAGTAACTGACAATTTTAAAAAAGCTATTGCATACAGAAAAAAAACTGGTGTAAGTCTTAAAGAAGCTTTTGCCTATGTTTATGGAAAAAAAGTTGGTGCAGTTGCAAAAAAAGCAGCACCAAAGAAAAAAGCAGCTGTTAAAAAAGCAGCACCAAAGAAAAAAGCAGCTGTAAAAAAAGCATCACCAGTTAAAGCAGCACCAACAAAAACAACAGTTAAAAAAGTAAATTCAATAACTACTGTAAGTGGAGTAAAAAAAGCAGCTGGAAAAAAAGTTACTGGAAGCCATAAAGATACTAAAAGCCATAACGTAAATATTAGAGTAGTTAGTGGAATTAAAAAATTTTCAAATAACGTATTGGATGAAATAAATTCTTTATCTAATAATATTAGCAATTTAGAAGAAAAAAGGGACAGAATAAAAACAGGCATTAAGTATAAACATTATTTTAATATTGACATGCCAAAAGCTAAATTTCAGGTAAAAAATTACAATGAATATATAAAATCATTAAAAGTTAATTTGAGAAATTTAAAAAAACATATTAAATAAAAGTCTTGGAATAGTGTTCCGAAAAAAAAACAAAAACAAAAAAAATGGCTAAAAGAAAAAAGAAGGCAGACCCACGCCGTCGCCGTTCAGGTCGTAAAATGGGAGCAATGGGAAAATCTTTCCTACTAGATGCAGCTGGTCTTATTGCTGGTGCAGTTGGTGCGCGAATTTTAACCAGTTCACCAAAAGTTCTTCCAAATTTGGATAGCAAAATTAAGTCAGCTGGTGTTATTGCATTAGGTGTATTTTTTCCAAAATTGGTAAAAGGATCAATTGGAAAATCAATTGGCGATGGTATGATAGCTACTGGTGGTTTAGGTTTGTTGCAAGCTGCTAATGTACTTGGGCAAATTGATGCTTCTTTAGAAATTCCATCTTCAGTTATGGCTGGTGACAATGATATGTCAGTAATTGCTGGTTATTCTGAAGACAGGCTTTCAGTAATTGCTGGTCAGGATGAAGAATATTCTTATTAATTAAAATTTTAAAAAATAAAAAATGGCAACACAACACGGTGCAAGGCTAGTATATGACAATGCCAAGCAACTTATCGCAAATGCTGGTCTTTCAGTTGGATCAGCTGTACTAAGTCAGTCTTATTTGAGGTCTGAAGTAGCAATGTCAACTTCAACAACTTCATACACTATTCCAATTTTAGTTAATTCAGCTTTTACAAGCTTTCCCACTAACAATTTGTTAGCCCTTCAGGATGCGTTTATTTGTTCGAGTATAGGCATATTTGTAAGTATACCAGCTAGTGCAACAACTACAGCTTTTCCTTTGTATACTTATCCTAATGCACTAGCATTTACTACAGCTGGTGCTGCAACTGCTCTGTATTCACTTTATGGGGGCAAAATGAGTTTAACTGTAAATAACAGGCAAATTTTGCCATCTTGGGATATTTACAGACATTTATATGTGCCACAAACACAACAGGGTGCAGCTGCAACAGCTTCAGTAATTGATCAAAATGATGCAAGTGAATTTGGTTATTATCCTTGTGAACCAAATTTGGTTTTTGTTGGATCAAAAAACAATGTTCTTACATTGGAATTGCCTTCAGCAATATCAACTTTGCAAGCTACAGTAGCCCCTAGAATTGTCGTAATAATGCGTGGCATTTTGGGGCAAAATGTCACCCCTGTTCGCTAGTATTATATATAAGGTTAATATAACATATATGAAATGCAGTTGGGGCGATGGCACGTTAAACATAGAAGCCCCTTTTTTTATTTTTAATAAAAGTCAAAAAAAATGACAAAAATTCAAAATTTTCAGTTTGTAGAATTTACTGTACCACAGTCATCTACAGGGACAAAGTTTATGTGTCCTGATCAGCCCCAACTTAGGTATACTTCATTGCTTAATTTAGTTGCATACACTACTGACAGTTGTACAAATTCTATTTTGTCAGGTAACCCATTATTGTCTATTGCAAATTTGAAAAATACTTATTTGGTTCTTTATGCAAATGATAAAGAAGCTATTAACCGTATACCAATTTTAGCTTTAAATAGTCAAGCCACAACAACTGCAAATTCATCATATGTTTTTAATGTTGCCCCTTTTGCTGGTCAGCAAATCATATGGGCAAAAAGTTACATTCAAACACCGGTTGCTTATTCAAGTATATCAGGTAGTAACTTTGCTGTTTGTTTAGGTGTTTACTATGCTTAATTTGTCACTTTCTTTTCCACCTTTAATTATTAATTATGGCAAACCCTAACAAATGTTTTTTAACTGGTGCTGATGCAGTTTTAAATTGGTATGATGTAAATGCTAAAACTTGGTACTGGTCAGTTACTGACAGCAAAGGTGAAATTTTATTTTATTATGCTGGTACTGATGAAAATGAATCAAGGGATCATTTAGATGCTAATATTAAAATGGCTGAAAATTCAGGTGTAGAATCAACACTAACTTTGCGTATTCATCCAAAATCACCAAAAACTGGTTATTTTGACAGCAAAAGTGAACGAATGATTGTAACCCATTTTAGACCTGTTTCATATGAAACAAGCCAAATGCAGCCAGTTAATAATAATCAAATGGGTTATGTTAATCAACATTTGTTAGGTGAAATTAATAGCTTAAAAAGTCAAATTTCAGCTTTGCAAATGCAATTAGATAATGAAGATGAAGATGAAGAAGAACCTGAAGAAGGTGGATTGGCTGGTTTTTTCAAAAATCCTGTTATGCAAAATATATTAATTCAACAACTTCAAGGTATGTTTATGCCCACAACAAAAGTTACAAATGTAGCTGGTGTATTGGATGGTGTTGAAAATGATCAGGATCAAAAAATTGATGAAGCAATTGAAACATTGAAGCAATACACCCCAAATTTGGGTGATGATTTAATTTTACTTGCACAAATTGCTTTAAATGATCCACAGCAATTTAAATTTCTTTTAAAAATGTTAAGAAGTTAAAATGGGTATTGAAATTTCAAAATTGATTGGAAAAAACCTTGTGACAAAAAAAATGTTACCAGCTTTTAATTTTCCTGAAAAACCAAATAAGGTTTTATTTACAATTCCTGTAAATGGAAGAACTGGTACTGTATATTCATATGTAGAAAAACCTAATGGTATTTGGTTACAATTCCAAAGATCAGGTGGTTCTTTTTATTATATATTATTTCATCCTACAAACTTTGTAGTTACTTCAGACATTAAAAAAGAAATTGCAATACAAAAAAGTCAGGATGAAAAAGAAATCATAAAAGAAAAAGGGCAATTTGCTTTTTATTTTGAAAAATATGGAAAAGTTGTATTTTTTGGAATTTTAGGTGCAGTTGTTTTAACAAATTATTTTAAAACAAAAAAATGAATAACAAATCACTATTAACTTATTTATTGTTAGGTGGTGCTGCATATTATTTTATCTATGCAAGCAAGCCAAAAAGTAAAAGCTATAGTATAACTGTACCTGAACCTACCAAAATAAATGAAAAAGAATACAGGCAAAAAGCACCAGTTAAAACAATTTTTCAAAAAGCAAGCCCTGTAGTAAAAAAGATTTTTAAGAAAAAAAAATCAGTTGGTAATTTTCCCTATACTTTTTAAAAAAATAATGATGGCAAATATTCCTAGTCATATGAAAATTTTTCAAAAATCACAGTCAAATGTTGTATTTGAAAAACAATTAAATGATAGACAAAAGTATGAATTAGAAAATACTGTTAGCAAGTCAACAGGTCAGATTTTTCAAAAGTTTTATATTGAAACTAAAGTTTTTTACCAAAGTCAAAATATTGGTTCAGATTGCAATGACATCACATTTATTAATTCAGGTAGTACCAGTTTCACTATAAATGATGTTTTATTATTACCAAATCAAAGTTTGAGAATATCAGGTAATGCAAATGAAATTGATACTACTGAATACGTTTTAGTTTTTGCAACTGCAATTAATGTTGGTAATTTATGTATTATTATAAGAAAACTATATAAATAATGATCACTTTAGATTTATCGATATTGAATCAAAAAGGGACACCAATGTTTTATAGTGATCCTTTGGCAGCAAGACCTAATTTTGGTATTGTTGGTAGAATATTTATTGATACTACCAGCCCATATGGAATTTATCGTGATACAGGATCAGCTTGGGTTCTTATTGCTAGTGCTGTATCAGGTATTACTGGTGGTGGTACTTTAAATACAATTCCATTATTTACCCCATCAGGAACAGCCATTGGTGATAGTCAAATTACACAAACAGGAACAAATGTTACTGTTACAGCTAGAAATTTAATTGTAACAAATGGCAATTTAAATTTATCACATACACACGGTGCTGTAAATGGTTTATTTAACCCATTTGGTGAACAAATTGCTGTTACAAATACAATAAATGCTGGTATTACTTGGACTGCATTATTAGCTTTTTTTAATACTGCATCATTGCAAAATAACCAATGGAACGGTTCAGCAACTTTTGGTAATGGCAGCTATACAACAAATACTTTAAATTTATCACCAATTACATTTAATGCAGCTGGTGCAACAATTACAAGCACACAAGCTTCAGGTGGTATAAGGGCTTGGGCTAATCAAATACTACAGTTACGTATTGATGGTACAAATAATGGTACATATACTCATTATGCCAATAGTGTAATTTATGGTGATTTTGCTGCTAGTACAGCAAGGTTAACAATAACAAATAGGTACGGTTACCTGGTTAATAATTTAGATGAATATTCAGCTGGTCATACATACACGAATAGATGGGCTTTTTACAATGCTGGTATTAGTGACAATAATTTTTTTGCTGGCAAAGTAGGAATAGGATCAGGTTATGTGCCTAGTACATTTTTATTAGATGTACTTGGTGAAACTAGATTTAATGGTGTAAATGTTGGTATTGGTGGTGGTTCATTTGTAACCAATACAGCTATTGGTGCTAATGCTTTAATTTTAAATACAGCTGGTGTGCAAAATGTTGCATTAGGTCAAAATGCTTTAAATAAAAATCAAGGTTCTAATAATGTTGGCTTAGGTAGAAATGCTTTAACAAGTCAAACTTTTGCTGGTTCTAATGTTGGTATTGGTAGTTCAGCTGGTTCTAATATTACCACAGGATCCTCAAATGTAGCAATAGGTACACAAGCTTTGCAAGCTGTTACAACTCAAGGTGCAAATACAGCTATAGGACACGAAGCATTATTTAATGCAACTGTTGATTTTACTACAGCAATTGGATGGAATGCTTTAAAAAGTTTAACTACAGGTGTGGGAAATACAGCTTTAGGATGGTCATCATTAATAAGTAATACTACTGGTACTAATAATACTGGTATTGGTAATGATGTAATGAGGGGTAATAATGGTGTTAGCAATACAGCAATTGGTACAGCTTGTTTTCGTGATAATTTAACTGGTTCTAATAATGTTGTAATAGGAGTTGAAGCTGCAAGATTTATCAGTGGTGGTGGTACTTCATCAACAATACAAGATAATTCTATATTTATTGGTAATTCTACAAGACCTTTAGCTAATAATCAAACAAATCAAATTATTATAGGTAATGCTACAACTGGTGCTGGTAGTAATACTGTAACATTAGGTAACACAAGCATTGTAAAAACAATATTGAGAGGTACTATAAATGCAGCAAATACACCATCATCTCCAGCTGGTTTAGTTGCTGGTGACATTTGGAATAATTTTGGAGTTTTAACAATAGTATAAAAACATAATATGAAACAAATTGAACCTTTTAGTATTTGGATATATGGTAATCAAGTTACAGCACAATATTTACAAGTAACTTGTACATTTGATAACAATGAATCTACAGCAACTGAATTTTATCAATTGTTTTCAATGTTTGTTGATGCTAATGGTGTAGAAACACCAGCTGAACAGCTTGCATCAGGATCAATTTCAATATCAGGTCAAGACTATATTAATTGGGGTAATGAGCCAGCAATGTCAGTAAATGCGTGGATATATCACTTTGTAGCTGATCAACTTAATGTAGTCATTATATAGTCACTTATTTTTCACTTTTAATATAAACAAATGCACAACTTAACCGACAACCA